CAACCCTTAAACCCTTAAGAGTTGCCTGAATTCCAGATTCTATTAACCAAAATGTCTTTCCTCTCTTAGCTGCCGAAGCAAATGCAATCAAATCCCCCCGATATAACGGACCAATAACTCTCCCCAATTCCCCAGAATACCTAAATAATTCTTCATCTTCAAAATTTAAAATATCATCCACTACTTTTAAATCAGAAAAAACATCAGTATAATCATGAGTTGGAATTGATATTTTTTTATATTCGTAAATTAACTTTTCCGCTTCATCCTCATGACCATCTTTAGAAAGAACATCTATTTTGACTTTTAAATCATTTAATTTTAATTGTTTAAAATATTTTAAACTTTGATCAATAGCATATTGCTCATTAAAAATAGCTTCCCTTTGATAATTATTACTTATATGCAATAAGAAAGAACCAACTAATTTTATTATTTCTTGATCTAAATTTTTATTTTGCTTCCAGGACTCAAATATATTTTGAATATTTTTATGGGGGGCCATATTATATTTTTCAAAATAATCTAAACACCAATTTGCTATAATTTGGCAATAATTTAATTTCAGTAAATTAACATTTATTACATTAGAAATAGTTAATAAATACTTATCTGAAACAATCATTGACGTAATAATTAACTTTTCTAAACTGGAATCAATTTTTTTTATTTCCACAAAAAACCCTTTTAATTATTAATTTTTGCAATTTAGTATTTTTTCAATTCTTTTTTCTTCCGGTATTTGATTAATAAATTCAGCAACTTTTCTAACTTCGATTAACAAATCCATTAAATCATTACATTTAAATTCACCCTCTTGACCCATTAATGCCAATCTTACCTTTCTTATATCTTGACTAACATTTAAAAAATCATTCATGCATTCATCTTCAGCCTCTGCAAGATGACCAATAGCAATCCATATATGGTAAGGATAACCCTTAGCCGCTTCGCTAACTAAGACAACCGCTTGAGATATATGCTTACTAACACAAAATAAACAAGTTTCTCTCATTTTAATCTCCTTACAATTATTATTATCTTTTTTACTATTTTTTGAAAAATTATTTTATTTTTTTTCTTTTTTTATTTTATTTAAAATATCTTTTTTATCTTCTAAAAACATCAAATAAGAGGGACTATCTTTTGAAGCGTTTTCTAAAATTTGATTTATTTCTCTCAATTGTTCTTTTAAACTTTTTTCTTTTACTTTTATTTTACCGGACTTTATTAACTCTTTTTCATATAATAATCTCAATATTTTCATATCACAATTAAATAAATCTAAATCAAATTCTTGTTTTAACCATTCACAAAACTTATTCCACCAAAAATCATTTTTAAACATTCTTACATCGGTTTGAAGTTTTTCCCAAACCTCCCTAGTATTTTTTATAAACCATATAAAATTATCAATAAATTTTTGAATAGATGAAGCATTTTTAAATAAAAGTATATCCATTTCTATACGTGTATAATACTTATCTTCATATGTAGATTTAATTTTTTCTTGATTAACTTCTTCTATTTTTTTCCACCAATCAGAAATACCAGTAATTAAAATATTATTTTCTTGAATAGTCCAATTAGACTTATCCGAAAACACTTCTTTTTTTAATAAATCTGTTAATTCTGGATAATCATCATCATTTAATTTAATCAAATCTTGTCTACATTTAGGAGAATTGTAGTAACATTTTAAAAAAGCACTAGGACAACCATAAAGAGAAAAAAAAGCAGTTTCTAAAGACTTTTGTAATATTCTTTTTTTATCCTTTAATTCAAAAGGATAATAACCATTCTCATATTGCAAAAACACATTTTCTAAACCTTTTATTATTTCTTGATCCGTGTATTTATGATCTTCAATAGGTATATTGTTTCTTTCTAATTCATCTATTTCTATACAAGTATTTTTTAGAAAGATTCCTTTTTTTAACCAACGATAATATTTATAAGCATTTTGAACTGTTTTACTTTGTAAATTTTTATGTTTTGAAGCAATCCGGGGGAGGCTATTCCACATTTTTATTAAATTTAAGAATTCAATAGGGTAGTTTATTTCTTTTTTTTCTTCTTTCAAGTTTTCATTTTTCGAGGAGTTTTCTAACTCCTCCCGATTATTAATACTTAAAGCATTTAAATTATTAATACTTAAAGCATTTGTACTCGGGTTACCACTACTGCATTTTAGGAGGACTGGATTAGTTGTTTCTTGTTTTAAAATGTATCGTATTTTTATATAATAACCTTGTATTTTGCCATTATTATTTTTATTTATAACTTGTTCTATTAACTTAAGTTCCATTAATATTTTTTTTGTTTTTCTCAAACGTCCATAACTCCAATGCAAGCCATTTTGAACATATTCATCAGTGCATTTAGGTTGATTTGTTTTTTGCCATTTTGCCGTATAATAATAAAAAGTATACAATGCTATTAGATCGGAAGGATTATCATGTTTCAAAAATAAATCTAAAATAGGTTTTGTCAAAATAATTAATTGATCTTCTAAAAATTCATGATTTTCATTCATTGTTTTTCCTTTTGTTTTGATTAAATTTTAAATTGGATTGGCTTTTCATAGATTTTCCAGATAAAAAAAGCCGCTTTATGCTGGACTAAAAGCGGCTTCGAATGAATAAAAAAAATAAATTGGAAATTTAGAAGATCCAATCAACTTTTTCACCAGCAGTAATTATTTATATTATATTTTTTTAAAAAAAGGAAGTAAAAATTATAAAAAAATAAAAAAGCTCATAGACATCTAGTAATATCTATGAGCAAAGTAAGGATTTTTCTAAAATTGAAATCAAAAAAGAACTGTTGAATATCAATATAATATTTTTTTCATAATTTTGTCAATATTAAACTGTAAAAGGAACAAAGCAAGATATTTTATTTGTTACATCGGCATCAAGTGTATCCATGTAATCATTTCCTCCATTTGTAGCCTCAACTGAATATAATGAAGATCCATAAGAACAATTATGATAACCTTCCGCAGTTCCTGCACCACTTACTGTGATTGTGTCAGTTTTACAACATGAAATTGGAGAACAACGCATAAACCCTCGGGCTTCTCCTCCAACTGATTGAACTGTATTAACAAAACATCCAGAAACTAAAACACCATCTTTAAACGCATAAGCATTATTAATTGCTCCAGTAGCATCAATCAAATAAACGACACTACTTGTAACAAAAGAACAACTATCAAAACCATAAACATGATTAGTATTACTTGATAGATTTCTTGCTGTTGATGAACTAATACTTTCACAAGTTGAAAAACCGGAAACAATTCCCGCGCCTGTTGAGGAAATTGTTGATGCAATACAAGATGATAATCGAGATGAAATATTAAAGCCTATAGTTGCTCCAGCTCCACCATTTGTGAATGATTTACTACTACAAGAACTTAATTCCGTACAATTTGTAAATCCTGTTATTAATCCTGAAGTGGATGTTAATACTTTAGCTGTACAACTTGATAAATTAGTACAATCGCGAAAACCAAAAATAGTTCCTGAATCTGATGTTATATTATCAACTCTACAATTTGCTAATCTTTCACAAGTATAAAATCCATAAGCATTGTATAATCCTGAATTTACATCATAATAAGAACAATTATTTAAATTAGTACAATCATTAAATCCTCTGATAGATGTTCCGACTGAAGTAACAACACAATTTGTTAAATAACAATCACTTAAATTATGACAATCATCAAATCCATGGATGTTTCCACCCGAATTAGTAATAGTATGAACAAAACAACCAACATATTTTGAATTAACCTTTCCATTTCCGTTGAATCCTAAAAAAGTTGATGATGATAAACGGTTAAATGTTTTACAATTAAAAAAACTAACATAATCAGCACTATTTAAAAATGATTGTGTTATTGCAGAGGCTACTGTTGCTAATCCAACAACACTCATATTATATAATGAACAATAATTAGTGTTAATGTTTAAATATCCTTGGGTATTTCCAAAATCAATAGATGTCCCATTTTCAGAAAAAAGAAGTTCACATTGATTTGTTTCAAGATATCCCCAGGTATCACCTCCACTTAATGGAGAATTTGACCCAGCCATCTTAAAACCCCCGGAAAAAGTTTTAAAATAAACGGATTTATAAATATCTTTTATTCTATATCTGTTGGCAGCCACTCTTTCAATCATATTATTAAACATAGGCTGACTACTAATAATTATATCAAAAGAAGTTGTCAACCTTTGAAATACAGATCTTAATTGATCTCTAGTATCTGTGCCTTTTGTCATCAAATCTGATCCACCCCATTCGATAACATTGGCTAACTCTTCTTGTATGGTATTTAACCAGGCATCATTTACTGTTGTTCCTGGTGGTCCATCAGAAAATAAATTTCTTCCTTGTGCATCTCTAACATAATTTGAACTTTCAATTCTATGCATTAAGCCCCCCTTACTGCCCATTCTGGTTTAAAGTACCATTTTCCAATTGCACTTGCTCCCATATCATCCGACCAAGCAACCATTCCTAATATTAGTTGAGAATTTGTTGTTGGCGTTATTGTGATTGAACCAGGAGAGCCAGAAGCAAGATAAACTGGTCTACCTAATTTTTGACTGAAAATTGTTGAGAAAGAAGAAACATAAACAATACCTTCTTTCAAAATAACTCCGGTTGAAATACCTGCGGCATAACTATCCATAGCTAAGGCAAGCCACCCAGTTTGAGCACTTGCAGAAACATTTGCCAAACCCCATCCGCCCCCGCTTACATTGTAATATAATACGTTCATAAATGAGCAAGCGGAAAGAATTAGTTGACTATATTCTTTCCAACCTTTTGCAGTTTTGTCCGTTGTTATATATTTTGCTTGTGGTTGGGACCAAAAATCCCCTGGATTATTAAATTCATTTTCCATAACGGTTACAACAAAATCTCGTAAATCTTGTGGACTAATTTGTCCAGTAACATTATCCGCAAATAATGCTAATATTTGTGCTAAAGTTCTTTGCGTGTCGGCCAAAATAAACTCCTATACATGTAGCCATGTTCTTTTTTTCAAAATATCATTAATCGTAAATATGCTAACAGCATATTTTTTTGCAGTTAATTTCTTTAATTCTTGGTTTTTAAAATCTTTAATTCTTCGTATTTTTAATACATCTATTTGTTTTAATTTTGCAGAATGGTGTTTTTCTCCATAAGAAACTAAATTATTAATAACAGCATGTTTTTTATTTTCTAATTGTGACACCCACTCTAAATTAATTACATTATTGTTCTCTTTGTTTCCATCTTTATGATTTATTTGTATTTTATCTTTTTTTCCTTTAATAAAATGCAAAGCTACTAATTTATGTATTGCTTTTGATATCTTTGTTTTGTTTTTTGTTAAGCAAACTTGAGAATATCCTGATGAATCTTTTGCTTGTTTTAATATTTTTATATATTTAACTGTTCCTTTTCTAGGAAAGCTTTTTACTCTACCAAAAGTAGATATTTGGTATAAATTTTCATATCCTTTTATATCTTTCCATATTTCGGCCATTGTATATATTCTCCTTTTTATGCTGGATGTTGAAATCCTATTTTTTGAAAAGCTTTTGATTGAAAACCACCACCGGAAGCACGATCAAAAGCGATATTAAATCCATAACCAAAACCCCCAATATAATTATGACCATAATAATCTGTATTATTTTCAAATCCATTTGAAAAACCAGAATCAAACGAATTATTAAGCCAAAAATTATCATAATGAGGTTGTCTTAAAAAACCATTGGAAAAACCCCGATCAAAACCAACATTGTAAAAATCAAATAAAACATGTGTATGCCCTGGTTTTATTTTATTAATTTTTGCGATTAGTTTTGTCAAATCCACTTGTAAACTATCTATGATTGAATCAACATAAATATGAATTTTCCAATAAAAAATATTTTTTTGATCACCACAAGGATCCCCAGAACAAAAAACACCACTCCAAGCAGGTCTAAATTCCTCAATGTAAATATGATATCCAAAAGCAAGACTAATCTCTTCAAAATAATGCTTATCCTGTTGACCAACTTCTAATAATTTACTTTTTAATTCATTTCTTCTTAATTCAAAAGTTGGTTGTAATTCTTGACCTTCTTCCGGAATACCAAAATCTTCTTCATGTTCAGTTATTAATTCAGTAGTTGAATTAAGTAGTTTTTCGCTAATTAAATTTTCTGCTCTTTGATCAATTCGTGCTAATTCTTCTGACATTCCCCAAATAACTTTTGTTAATATGGAATTTTCGTCTCTATTCCACAATTTTCCTTTCGGTAAAAGAGATTGTAAAAGTTTTCTATAATCTAAACTCGATCTAGCCATTATATATAATCCTGAAAAGTAATTGTTCCTGGTATTTGTAATTGTTGAGTTGAAACGGATATATCATTTATAGGATAGATTATCCTACATTTTTCTTCACCAGCCGCCGAAGTAATCGCTTCATAAAATTTACTTAATACGATTGTTCCTCCAGGAGCCGACTCATTTTTAATGACTTCATTTATTTTTGTTGTTACTGTTGCTCGAACTGTACTATTATTTGGGTATAATTGAATTGTTAGATCGACTGAATATGGTTGTAACTCAATAACAAAAAATCCAGGTTCAGCAGTAACCGGAATACCAACATATTTTCCAATTGAATTATCAAGATGACTGATTAAAAAATTCCTGACTGCTGTTCTTTCCGCTTCGGTTGGAAAAATACTTGTTGGATCATTATCTTTTACAAAAGCTAATCCTATTGTACCTATTCCTTGATATTCTGGAATGGCCCAAGCTCTTGTTATGTTTCCTGAATATTGAATAGCCCAATTTTCATAATCAATTGCAGTTCCCCCATGTGGGGGAAATCTTTTTCTATTTAATATTTTTGTTCGGAACTGTTCATCAGTATCTGCATCAACACCACCTTCAATCCCGGTACCTATTACGGTTACTGTAGAATTAACACCTGGTATAGGACTAATGAAAGTCAAAATAACTCCGGTTAATTCATCAAAAATAGTTCCTGTTTCTTTTGCTTCAATGTTTATTGTGGCATTTCCCGCAACAATAGTTGCTGTAAATAGGACTTTATATTTATTTCCAGTTGATGATTCTAGCTCTGT